ATTTCCAATTACTAACCCAGAAATGGATGATACTGACCGAGATGCCTTACTGGGAATCTTTATAGGTCAGCCTATTATGATCACAGATCTACCTTCTCAGATTGCCACTGGGGGCATTTTTGAGGGGTATGTTGAGGGATGGAACTGGAGCACTTCTTTTAATGAATTGTTCTTAACTATCAATCTCAGCCCAATTGAATTCTCAGCAGTATTCCAGGACTGGGATGAGGTCAATGCCTCCGAAACATGGAACACATTATCAGGTACAATTACCTGGCAGACAGCGATAGGAGTAATTTCTTAATATGGCAAATACAACCAATTTTGGGTGGGAAACACCAGACAATACCGATCTGGTCAAGGATGGCGCTTTAGCGATCCGAACCCTTGCTGGAGCGATTGACACATCTTTTGTTGGCGTTGCAGTTAATGCACAAACAGGCACAACTTACACAGCAGTTCTTGCCGATGGATTAAACAAAGTAATTACAATGGACAACGCATCTGCAAATGATTTTAAGATTCCAACAGATGCTTCAGTAGCATTCCCAGTTGGCACAGTATTAAATGTTTATTGCAAGGGTGCAGGAACTACAACAATTTCAGCAGTAACATCAGGAACTACAACAATTACATCTGCGGGAGCAGTTGCCGCATCTCCAACACTAGCAACCAAAAAGGCTGCTTCATGTTTGAAAATTGCAGCAAATTCTTGGATAGTGGTGGGCGGAATTGCCTAGTTTATTGCTTGGTTTTTTTGCTGGCGCTGCACAATTACCAATAACAGTTGATTATTTAGTAATCGCTGGTGGTGGTGGTGGTGGCGGTGGAGTTAAAAGCGGCGTTGGTGGTAGCGGTGGCGGTGCTGGTGGTTATCGCACTTCATTTGGGACTTCAGGTGGCGGTGCATCTGCAGAAAGTTCATTAAATTTATCTTCAGGAATTTCTTACACTATTACTGTTGGCGCAGGTGGCGCAGGTGGCGTATCTTCACCATCACAAGGTTCATCATCCTCAGTAAGTGGTTCAGGAATTTCTACTGTTACGACTGTTGGTGGTGGTAAAGGTGCATCATGGACTGTAAACGCTGGTAATGGTGGTTCAGGTGGCGGTGCTGCGTGGACTTTCGCTAAAGGAACAGGAACAGCCAACGAAGGTTTTGACGGCGGTAACACCCCGGGAACAGTAAATGCTTCTTCAGGAGGCGGCGGTGCTGGTGGTGCAGGTGCGCAGGCGTCGGGCAATACACCTGGTGCTGGTGGTATCGGTGTTGCATCATCAATTAGTGGTAGTTCAATAACTAGAGGTGTTGGCGGTACAGGTGGTAATTTCACAGAGCCAGGTTCAACGGGTGCAAATGGAACCGCTAATTATGGTAATGGTGGATTTGGCGCAAACATTTCAGATGTTTCAGGTTTTGATTGGGCAGGTGGTAATGGTGGTTCAGGCGTTGTGATTTTGCGTTATCCTAATTCTTACACTATTACAATTGGTGCTGGTTTAACTGGATCAACTGCAACAGATGGATCATCTAAAGTTACAACATTGAGCGCTGGCACAGGAAATGTGAGTTTTGCATAATGGCACATTACGCATTTTTAGATGATACAAACACAGTTGTCCAAGTTATTGTCGGTATTGATGAAACTGAATTTATTGAAGGTTTAGATCCTGAAACTTGGTATGGCAATTTTAGAGGTTTAACATGCAAGCGCACTTCATATAATGGGAAAATTAGATATAACTACGCAGGAATTGGTTATACATACGATGCAATTGATGATGCATTTATCGCTCCAATGCCTGAATGTGGTCATGAAGAATTAACTCTTAACCAAACCAATTTCCGTTGGGAATGTTCAAATGAGGAGCATGTAATTGAAGTGGTGGCTTAGTAAATCTGCCGTTCAGTTTCGTGAACAAGTAGATGATAATTTCCCTGATCGGGACAGGCGTTCAGATGGCACTTTGGGCGACGCTCGCCATGCACTTAAACCTAGTTCACACAACCCAGATCCTAAAACTGGTGTAGTTCGTGGCTTAGATATTGATGCTGATTTGCGTTTGACCAAATCCATCTCAATTGACCTGGCTGAACAATGCCGACTTTATGCAAAGGCAGATCCTAAGAAACGCATCGAATACATCATTCATAATGCTAAAATATGTTCTGCTAAAGGTAATTGGAAGTGGCGTGCTTACAAAGGCGTGAACCCACACAAGCATCACATCCACTTTACTTTTAGCCCTGCGGGAGATCAGGATTCATCATTTTTCGATGTTCCACTACTCGGAGGTAAGTTATGAAACTAAGCAAGAAACACAAGGCAGCAATCAAGTCATACCTGCGAGCAGTAGCAGCAGCCGGAGTTACAGTTGCATTAGCAATTGTGGGCGATATTAAGCCAGAGTACGCAGTTCTTCTTGGATCTGTAATCGCTCCTATCATTAAAGCGTTAGATCCAGCAGAAAGAGAATTTGGCATAACGACCAAACTATGAGCCAATCAGAATTTTTTACTCTTTACTTTGCAACGATTGGCATAATTGGGGGCTTTGCTAGTTACGTCATTACACATCTACTTAATGAGATTAAACGTCTAAATGGGCGTGTCGATGAAATCTATAACATTCTTCTTGAGCGATAATTAAAAACATGGCAGCCAAAAAGAAACCGACTAAGTATGTCCGCAGAAGCGTTGCTCGTAAAGAAACGACAGCGTTGGATATGCACGCCATAGCACTGCATGAATGGTATCAAGCACTGCGCAGGTCAGGTTTTAGCGTTGAAGTGGCACTGGGTTTAATGGATAACAAAAACACTATGCCAGATTGGCTAATTCCACAAACAGCCGATACTGACATAACCCCGTTTCACGATGACGATGAGGACGAGGACTAAATAACTGAAGCGATACCTGGTAATCAGCGATCTTCAAGTTCCGTATCACCACGATCAAGCAGTTAAAAATGTAGTAAAGTTAGCAAGGCGAGAAAAGTTCGATAGCGTATTGGTGGTCGGAGATGAAATTGATTTTCAAACTATTTCTAAATGGTCTGAAAGAACACCTCTTGCTTATGAACAAACTTTGCACGCTGATCGTGAACTCACTCAGCGAATTCTTTGGGATCTCACCGAGCACGCTCGAGAGGCTCATATTGTCCGTTCTAATCATACTGATCGCTTATATAACACTTTATTAAAAGTGCCTGGCCTTATTGGCCTTCCAGAACTACAGTATGAAAAATTCATGGATTTCTCAACTATGGGGATTGATTTCCACAAAACCTTTTATGAGTTCGAAAAGGGTTGGATTTTGGCTCATGGCGATGAAGGCAACACCAATCCCAATCCAGGCTTGACTGCCCTAAATCTGGCCAAAAAGGCAGGAAAGAGCGTAGTTTGTGGGCACACGCATAAATTGGGTATGTCTGCGCATACAGAGGGCGTAGGAGGCCATTACAGGACGATTTGGGGCATAGAAACAGGCAACCTCATGAACAAGGCTCGAGCCTCATACACTAAAGGTTTGGCAAACTGGCAGATGGGTATTGTAATCCTAGACTGGGATGGCAAGAATATGACCCCGCACATGATTCCAATTAACAAAGATGGCTCATTTACTGCGTTAGGTAAATCCTATGTCTAGGGAAACGGACTATAAACCTCGGACAATCGATGAACAGATTGATGCCGTTGATAACAGTATCGTTATATAACACGCCGATACGACATTCGAGATTGTCGCTGATCTAGCACATACTAATCCCAACAGGCAAAAGCCTGAGATCGGGAGCAAAATGCAAAACATAACAGACATACAAGCGGCTGGAATTGCCATGATTACTTTTGTGGTTGTTTACAGTTTTATGGCTTGGCGAGAAGATCGCATGAATAAGAAAACGGATGCGGCATGGCGTGCTGGCTATGAGCAAGGCATGAAGGTAGTCAAGCACAATGTCCGTTAATCGTGAGAAGTTATTTGATGAAGCAAGATTACTCACACAAGATCGTGGCAGAGTTTATGGATCTCCATATACCAATCACAGAAGAATTGCAGACATCTGGTCGGGCATTCTTGACATGCCAATTACAGCACACCAAGTTGTACTTTGCATGGTCGGTCTCAAGATCGCACGTTTGGTTGAGACACCCACACATCACGACAGCGTTGCAGATTCAGTCGCTTACTTGGGATTCTATCAAGATGTCGTTGAAGGACAACTAAATGACAATTACGAGAAATTCTAATCGCAATGTTTGGTGCGATCTATGTAAAGCGCAGTTTGGAGCGCATACGATTAAAGGGCAAAATCCAGCAACCTGGATTAGCACTGGCTCAAATTCAGTACAAAGAGCGTATTGCGACAGATGCCGACACTATGTGGAGGACTGGAATGATGGCAGCACATGGGATTTACGTGCCCAACAGGAGTATCGACAAGGGAAACAGGAGTTAGATTATGGCTTTTAACTTAGAAGATTATGAAACAGTAGAGGAAAGGTTAGGTAAGTTCTGGAATGATAATCCCGATGGCAGGATTGAGACGGAGAGGGTTGTTTCGCATAACGCTCCTTCTGATGAATATGTTTTTGTGGCTCGCTTATTTAGAACTGAGGCTGATCAACATCCAGTATCGACTGGTTGGGCGAGTGAAACAAAAACCAGTTCAGGCTTTAATAAGTTTGCTTGCGAGTTGTCTGAATCGTCTGCACTGGGTCGTGCGTTGGCTAATTGGACTTATGCCAAAAAAGGTTCAAGACCATCCCAAGTCGAAATGCAAAGAGTTGCACAAGGCAACCAAGAAGATACTAAACCTAGATATGGATCACCCGGATCTAGATCAGCAGCAGTAGAAACTGCACTTCGCACTAGCATTAAAAATAATCCCTGGAATGCACCTAAATTGGAAGATCCAGCGCCAGTTGCGTGGTCAGTTGATGATGTAGCAAAAGAACTTAACGCTGAAAAAGTAAGTGAGAAGTTTTATTGCCAGCATGGAGAACGCTTGCGCAAAGAAGGAACTAGCAAGCAAGGAAAGCCATATTTAGGATATGTATGCACAGAGAAACGTAAAGAAGATCAGTGTGATCCTATTTGGGCAAAGATCACTGCCAATGGCAAATTTTACGTACCAGATGTAGATAAGGATCGATCAAATGGGTGATATGGAAATCATTAAGGTTGATGGTCTAAGGATGCGATTTACAGATTTAGGCATAGTGCCAGATATTGTGCCATTTAATGAATGCTGTGAAATGTGTAACGATCCTAGAATGCTTAATAACAATGGTGTGAGGACATGCGTATCATGTTCAAATGTTAACCACATAGATTATGGAAGAAATGCCTAAATACGATTTTCAGTGTGGGCAGTGCGGCGTAGTCAATGAGGTCGAAAGAGTTCTTGGTGAGGACACTACGCCAATCTGTTGTAATAAGAATATGACTAGATTGTGGACAGCCACACCAGCAATTTTCAAAGGCAATGGTTGGGGCGCTAAACCATGATTGAAGCGGCAGTAATGAAATGTAATGCTTGCAAGAAACCAACCATTTTCGAAATTGAATTTGGTTGGGATACAGTGCCAGGAGTTGTAATCGCTGAGTGCCAGAAATGCTATCGCAAGGGCGCTCGCTTAGAGGAGGACATCATGGATAAGCAAGTGCAAAGATGTGAGTTATGCGGTGGATGGAAAATGGAATACAACAAATGCGGGGCATGTAAACAGTAACGACACGCCGTCTGACCTGCGGTTATACAGAAAGGACTTGACCACATATGATAACCTTTAGAAGCATTCGCCCTATAAGGCGAAAAGGCGAGCCCCGTAGGGGATGGCTCGCAAGTTGCTCCCTAATCGGGATACTTGTATCTGTTAGTCAGATAGCAACCTTTGAGACGGCACAAGCACAAACAATTAACACATACAAGCAATACACATTCATGCAATTGAATTACAACTTTAATGAGTTCTATTGTGTAAGTGATCTTTGGTATAAAGAAAGTAGATGGAATCCAAAGGCTAAGAATGCAAAAAGCAGTGCATACGGAATACCTCAATTGCTTAAGTTAAAGAGTAAAGATCCGTATTATCAAATTGACATGGGATTGAAATATATTAAGGCAAGGCATTTAACTGCATGTCAGGCGCTCGCATTCCATAATCGTAAAGGCTGGTATTAATGACTAAGCCAGGTGTAGGCACTAGAACGTGGAGAAAAACAAGAGAAAGAATACTTCGTAGGGATGGCTACATTTGCCAGTACTGTGGACAAGAGGCTGATACAGTAGATCACATCATACCGAGACGAGTAGGCGGATTAGATAGTGATGATAATCTTTGTGCTGCTTGTTCTCGATGTAATTATTCTAAGGGGGGCAGGTTTTTTGTGAGCAACAGGACAC